ACCTAGTCCATTTACATTTATAGTTACTGCTCCAGTATTTTGTGTAATATTTTTAAATGCTATAGTCATACCTTCTTTATATCCACTTGGTATAGGGTCTAATGTTATTGTTTTAGCATTAGTACCACTTGCAGTTCCATAACCTGCATGATGAATATAATCTGCCAAATGTTCATCAAAGGTTACTCCGCTTTTACTTTTTACCTTAGGATATTTTATTTTAAAGTTTCCATCCGGTAGTTTTTCTAGCATTTCTATATATGCTTCTTGCGTTATTTTTCCCATATTATCACCTTCCTTAATATGTTCTGTGCCACTGATCTCCTGTAGAAAGCCCACTAGGCTCTGTGGCACTTGTTACTATTTTAGTCCCACCACTTTCTATGTTTAAATCATTTTTAAACTGACTTAGTTTAGTAGGTCTATCAGTTATACCTGCCCATGTAGTAGTTCCTGGGGGACCTTGAGGACCAATGTCTCCCTTATCTCCCTTGGAACCTTTCAAGTCTACATATTGGTATACAGATTGCCCTTCTTGTCTAATCCCAAGTTGAGTCCCATTCCAGATAAATTCTAAGTTTTTCCCTGATGGCCCCATTGGACCAATTTCTCCTTGGATACCTTGCAAACCTTGAGGACCTCTTTCGCCTTGAATACCTTGAATGCCCTGGTCTCCTTTATCACCTTTCAAATCTACATAAGTATATGAGGTTTCCCCCTCAACTCTAACACCTAATTGAGTGCCATTCCAATGGAATTCAAGACTTTTTCCATCTAGTCCTGGTATACCTTGAGGACCTTGGTCACCTTTATCTCCCTTTAATCCTTGGGGACCTCTTTCGCCTTGCGGACCTACTAAATTAACATAGGAATAATTAGATTCATCCTCTCTTTTAACTCCTAGTTGTGTTCCATTCCAACTGTATTCTATACCTACTCCATCAGTACCAGGTTCGCCAGGTTCGCCAGTTTTGCCTGTGCTAAGTATTTGCTTTTTCTCTATTTTCTTTACCTTGTCCATAAAATCAGGAACTGTATTGCCAAAGACTAGTTCAAGATTGAATCCATTTTGTTCATAGATTTCCTTAATCTCTACAATTCTAGTGTCCATTGTAAGGTTCCATTTCTTATTCTGAGTAGATACAATATCTCCTAAGTCCCAATCCTCGCCATAAATAAAAGAACCAAAGTCTAAGATTTGGCTCTCAAATGTTTTAATCTTCTTTAATTCTTCTAATCCTCTATTTCCTTCTTCTATTAGTTCTGCAACATCTTCAGCACTAGAACAGTCTAAAAATGTTTCAATCCTTTCAAATCCAGTTGCGTTTCCTATTTGTTGTATAAGTCTATTTTCTTCTTCGCCTTGGCCACCAGCATAAGCTACGTTTGCGTGATTTATAGCACTATCTATATATGATTGACCTTTGATATTATCAAAATCTACACTAAAGATAACTGGAGGTAATGTACTCTGATTTACTGTTAAATCTCTGCCCACAACAACATCAAATATCCATTTTTTATTAGTTATATCTAAAAACACATCCCAACCTATTTGGCTATATTCGCCTATTTCCTCTAGTTTATCTGATACTACTTCAAAGGAACCTCTCCACTTATCCTGTTGCCCTCTATTTAGATTAGGCGCTATAGCTACTTGAGGAATTCTTCTCTCTATATCTATAGGATTTACAAAATTATTATTAACGAACTGCTTCATAATGTATTCTGTACTACCTTCTTGCGTATCGTATCCTTGTCCTGTAGGAGGAACTATTCTTCTTCTACTAATTACCCCTTTAATGGTATATCCTCGAATTATAAGGATTTCTCCATCTTCTCCACTCTCATCAAGCACTATTTCTCTATGTCTTATAATGCCAGCTTTTTTACCATCTTGGCCTAAGAGAATTATATTATCTTCCTGTAGAATATCTGTATTATTATTTATGTTTATCCTGAGTTCAAAATCTCCAATTTTAAAATGTCTACGTATAAATATTAAAGACTCATAATCATCAATTTCTCCAAGAAAATCAAAATTAGGTGATATTACTCTTATAGGCGTATTTTTCATATTAGCTCAACTCCCTTAGCCATATATCTCCAGTTCTTAATCCTACTGGCTCTGTTGTACCTGATAAAACTTTAGGAATTGCTTCTATCATATTATAAAGATTACCGGCTGTGTTTTCATCTAATACATCTTGTATAGTAGTAAACCAAGCATTGAAATCTTTTTCTAATTGAGTTGAAGTAGAGCTAAACCAAGTATTGATTTCATTTTTCTTATCATTAGTATAGTTAATGAAATCTGCATTGTATTCATTTTTCTTTTCACTAATCCAGGCCTGATATTGATTAAATAAAGTTGTAGTATCTACCTGATCTATTAATCCATGCACTATACCACAATAAGTTCTATTTAATCTTAAATCAGTTATATTAGATTGACTAATACTAATGCTACCTTTGTCAATTCTGATATCAGCTAAACCCAATTCGTAAGCATCATCATCTCTTTGCAATGATTTTGCACTTGGCACAGTTGCAGAATCCCCTTTTTTAATTACGCAAGCAATCTTTCTACCTACAACATCAAACCTTAATGTAACTCTATCTATCCTATTAAGTAAGCCGTCAGCTGTTTCAAGACTCAGCACTAAATCCTCATCATTTATTACAATATATCCATTGATCCAAGCTTTACCTGGTTTGATCGTTATTGTCATGTTGTTGTTTGCGATTACCTGAAATCCTGTTGATGGGTTTGGAAAGACTCCATTCCCAATAAAGGTTGCAAAGTATTCTGCAAATCTTCCAGCATCATATTTTCTATCTCCGTTTATCGAGTTAAAAAAGCCACTTCTTATTGCCATTTCCTCACCTCACTATACCCCTATATATAAAGGTCTTGAATAAATACTACATTCCAAGTTATCTATACCATCTTCTGCATCGTATCTAAGTTTATTATCTCCTTGATAGAGTTGCAGGAAGTCACTAGATAAATCAATATAATTAAATACATTATAAGTTATATTATCTCTTATTAATTCAACCTTTTTATTTCCAAATTCCGTATTAATAATCAACCTATCATTTTTAATCAAGGTTTGATTAATTTTAATGTATTTACCAGTATAAATATTTATCAAGCTTGGATTTATTACAGTCGCTAAGGCTTTAAACTCAATTCGCATACCACTGCTAACATCACCTTCATTGTAAATATTTACTATTAAATTGCTTACCCTATGTCCCATTTCCATACCTTCAATAGGAATCTCTAAAGGAAATTCAAAATCTCCAACCCATAGAGCTATTTCTGTTTTATCTTCTTTTATATTTCTCCAGTACGGATTGGGTGCTCTTAGGTTTATCATCATCTTTTGAGAACTAGAGAACTTTTCTCCCTCCACTGGAGCTTGCACTGATGTCGCTTTAATGTCCCATTTACCATAATCATTTTCATATTCTAGTATCCCTTCACCTAGTTTAGGATTAAATATTCTGTTTAAGGATCTTCTTAATTTAAATAGGCTATTATTATCATTTGCTAAAATTACTATTTCTGCCCTTACATCTCTTGGCTCCATCTTTGTTTCATGGTAAGTTTCCCCATCTTGCCCTACTGCTCTAGATGTAATAAGTTTTGTTGGAGGACTTCCTAGACCTTCTACCTTCTCCAATAAAAAAGGAGCTGAGTTTGTAAGTTCTATACTCTCACCCCTAGAATTAGTGAATGTTAACTTTTCCATTAACTCAACTCCTTTCTATGCCAATCCTGCTTGGAATATCATATTTCTTTGAGTTCTTTCCCAATCTCTACGTTCTTGGCTTGGTGTCCTTGCTTTAGGACTGTTTATTGTGGTTTCAAACTTATTAATAGTAGTTTTAGTAGTTGAATTACTTTTACCACCGTCACTTGGTGTTGATACCTGAGCTGCTTCCCTTATAGCTTCACTTCTTGCTGAGTCTATTTGAGCTGTTACATCTGCAATCATTTCTTTTATATTTTTTATAGCAGGCCTGAAACCTTCTACAAGTTTATCTCCTAGAGTTTGTCCAGCTACTTTGTAATGATCAGTATAAGAATATAGCAATTTAATTATTTCTTCTTGGCTATTTTGCATTATCATATATTCAGCTTCTGCTTGTAAATTTGAATCCTCTAGTCTAATCTTATAAAACTCTTTTACATCCTCTAATTTCTTTTGTAAATCTAGCTTGCTTTCTGCATATAAGGTATTTATTGTGTTTATTTCGTTTTTTTGTTTTTCCTTTAAAGCTTCAATTTGTGCATTTATACTATCTTGATGAGCTCTTTCTTCTCTAGCTTTCATGATGTTATTTAATTCATCCTGGAGCCTAATTCTTTCCTGGTTAATTCTCTCCTGGAATCTTATCTGTTCAATTTGATTCTGCTTTTCCTCTTCCAATCTATTTGTTTTTTCATCGGCTTCAGATTGGATGATGTCTATTTTATTTCTTAGTCCTTCTTTCTGCTCTTCAAGTTGTTCTCTTCTTAATCTCTTGTCTCTTTCAGCTACAAGTCTATCAAGTTCTTTTTTCATTTCAGCTTTATTGTATTCATTGTGTTCAAATTCAATAGCATTTTTCAGCTTATTAATTTTCTTTAATTCTTCTGCATCTTTATCAGCTCGGTCTTCATCTTTCATTAGTTTATCAATAGCTGCAATTTCATCATTTATAGCTTTTATTTTAGTATCCCTAGCTTCTTCTATTAATCTAATTCTCTTATTATAAACTTCTTCAACTTTGTCTTCTTCTGTTTCTAGATCCTTTATAGTCATTCTTGATAGTTCTTGTAATCTAGACTTTATTTCTGCTATTCTAGTTAATTCTTTATTATTTTGCTCTGCTTTTTGCCTAGCTTTTTCACTATCTTCGATAGCCTTTATTTTAGCATCATAAACATCATTAATTCTTTCGATAGTGATTTTTCTCCACTCGTCTAGATCTTTTAATTCATCGTTTAATGCTTTTTCTTTCTCCTCCCTTTCTTCTTCATATTTACGTTTTAGGGCTGATTTAATCTGATCAACAGTATCATTAACTATCTTAATTTCAGCTTGTCTTATTTTCTCAGACACATCAACTAATTTTCTACCTAATTCATCATAAGCATTTTTAGTATTTTCTATTTCTCTTGTAAGCTGATTAAGGGTTTCTTTATTTACATTTTTAGCCTTGGCCAATCTATTGAATTCAGTTTGAAGAATCTTTATTTTATCAGCTGTAAGTTTCATAGCCTTTTGGATGTTAGCTTGTTGGACTTCTAAGCTACTATCATCAGCTAAAAGCCTTTTTATTTCTGCATCTATTAGTATTATAGCTGTATTCATTTCACTTGCTATTTTTTCAAACTTTTGTTTAGTTTTTTTCTTCTTTTTATCTGCACCTTTTCCAATTGCATCAACCAAATTGGCCCCAGCTTCTTCCATGCCTGGAATAGATGTATCGAATCCTTCTATAGCTTCATCTGGTGCTTTACCTAAATCTTTGAAACTATTCTTAGCTTTATCAACCATACCAGAGAGGTCATTACCTATGGCATTAGTCATTTTGGAGCCAGCTTGAGTCATTAATTTAAAATTACCTGATATCATACCTGCTGATGTTTTAGTATCTGCTACAGCTTTATTCAAAGAGTTCTTTGAACTTGTAGCAAAACTATCTAATGAATTTGAAAAACTCTTTACACTAGCTTGAGCCTTTGCAAATTCGTCCCCAATCTTGGGGATTTTAGAAAATATACCTAACATCCCAGCCACCATATTGCTTGTATTACCTAGAGTAAATTTAAGTACTTCAGCAACTCCTACTTGCATACCTCTTAAAGTTACCATAACACCATTTTTACCAGTTTCAAACGTTGCAGCAACAACATCCCACATGGCTTTGAAGAATGGAGGAACGTGCTCCCAGTTTCTGTATAGCAAATATGCAGTTCCAGCTAATACACCAACTATTGCAGTTATTGCGATAACTTTAGGACTAGCTGTAAATATTCCTTTAAGCGCATTAGTTACTCCGCCAGCCGCCTTAATAGTATTTCTCATATCTCCTATTAATCCAGCCAATTTTATAGTTGCAAACCCTGCACCAATTCCTACTAATGCAGCTTTAACTGCTGTACCATGTTCGCCTATCCATTGAAATCCCTGTCTTATATTATCTAATCCTTCTACGAGTGCGGGAGAAATTAGAGTTTTTAAGGCTTCTTTCATACCTTCATCTTTGGCTACTTCGTTGAAATGTTGCAACTTCTCTGATATATCTTCTAAACGTTCACTTAAGCTTTCAAATATGGATTGTATTGCGGTTCCTAATGCTATGGATATATTATCTTTAATTGAACTCATCAACCCTTGCCATGACTTGGATTGTTTCTCCATCATGTTAGGAAATTTGTCATTCATCCCAGCTATCAAAACATCTATGGTTTCTTGTGCCGGCAACATACCTTTACTAACCATCTCTTGAAGTTCACCGGTAGATTTGCCTATAGCTTGACTTAATATATCCCATACCGGAACACCTGCTTGAGCTAATTGTTTTAAGTCTTGATAAGTAGCTTTCCCTTGAGTCTGCATTTGACCAAGCTGTAAGCCTATTCTTTGTAATCCTTCTTTTCCACTCATCCCAAGCCCAGCTGCAGCATTTCCTATTGCTTCAATCATTCCTGGTATCTTTTTAGCTTCAAACCCAAAGGCCATAAGGAGTTTAGAACCCTCTGCCAAATCTTGAAATTCAAATGGTGTTCTAGATGAATATTCCATCATTCCTTGAATATACTTATTGGCTTCTTTAGCACTTCCAAGCATTGTAGAAAAAGCTATTTGATTTTGTTGTAAAGTAGAATTGAATCCAAATGCAGCTTCCTTTGCATAGTTAAATCCAGTTTTTATCATATCAAAGAAACCCATTCCTATAGTTACGGAAAAGGCATTTCTCAATATACCACCAAATTTATCAGCTTGCTCCCCTGCTTGAGAAAATACATTGCTTTGTTTTTTTAATTCACTATTAGTTTGTTTCAATTGGTTTTCTAATTCAGATTCTTGTCTTTGTGCTCTTAATAGTTTAATTTTTAAATCATCAGTTGCTTTAGTATTTTCTCCACTTTTTTGTTTGGATTCTTCATATGCCTGTCCTAAAGACTGTACTTTTTGTTTTTGTATATCCAATTGTTTAGATAATGAATTAGCTTTTAAATTTAATTGTTCTGAACTGTTGCCAAAATCACCTAATTTAGAACTTGCTAGTTTGAACTCTTGTTTTACTATAGCCATTTCTCTATTTAATTCTGATACACCAGACTGAAATCCTGTACTGTCCATACCTAAACTAACGACTAGTTTTTCAATATCTTCTGCCATCTACTCACCACCTTTATGGCATAATAAAAGCACCTACCTAAGTAAGTGCTTGCTTTCTATAAATCTACTGTCTTTTCATGTTTAATTCCAGATTCTTTAAATATCTTTACAAACTTATTAGCTTTAAATGGATCTTTATCAGTGTTAAATACTATAAAATTAACCTTATCAGCTTTATCATATGTTATCACAAGGAAATATTCTGTTTTTCTAATTTCTTTTTTCTTTTTCCTACCGCCGATCATAGCTCCTAGTGGTCCTAATATTACTGCTCCACCAACAGCGCCACCTATACTGCTATTATAGAAAGTTTCTATTTCAGTATTTGACTTTACATTCATGTCTATTAGCTTATCTGTGGATAAATTATAGGTCACTCCACTACCTTCGATAATTATTTTATCCTTACAATAAGTAAGTTTACATAGAGTTTGTTCTGAAATAGACAACCCAGATTCATGTGTTAAATTTGCAGATTCTAAATATCCTATTTCTTCTAATCTTTGTTTTTCTTTAATCTTTTCTTCTTCCTTTATTTTAGCTCGTTCCTTATCTTTAGGTAGTAGTCCGCTTACTTTTAAACCAATTAATGCAAAAATTATTCCTGTTACAACCATTCCAGTTTCTTTTGAAGTAGTTCCTCCAATGATCATTCCCAAAGAAAATAACCATAAAATCACTGCAATAATAATTTTAACAACTTTTTTCATATAACAATCCCCTCCTTTACTACATATTACCATAATACATTTATATTTACCATCCTGGTATCTTATCAATGGGGACTGTTTTTTCTTTTTCGTTTACTCTTTTATTTGATCTATAAGCTAACACTTCTAAGTATCCTAACATATCCATAATATCTATATCATTCATAGTCCATCCTATACTAAGTAAGTTACTATAAATATCCATTATAAACTCATAAGGGGAGATAAGCTCTACTTCGCTTTCTCCCCCGTTTGATTTTTTGGGAATAGGTCAAGCTTACTCTTAAATTTATTCATTACTGTTTTTACTGCATCAAAAAATATTGGGCCTATGTCTTCTACATCTACACCTTCCCAAAACTGCTCAATAGTAAATTTGTTTCCATATATATCAACTATATATTCTGCCATTTCATCTAATATCTCTATACCTAAATCGTCATTTTCTGCTTTTTCTTGTAATTCTATAGTTTTCTTTAGCATTTTAGCACTTATAAAATTAATCTTAAATTCTTTATTCTTACCATCTATTTTAATATTCATTGTCTACCCCCCAAACCATATACAATCATATCTCCTAATTCAATTGATACCTCACTTACTAAATTCATGGCTTCTTTTACTGTATTATCTTTCATAGCAGCAACTATTAACATCCCTGTTGCTGTATCTAACTTACTGATACATTTGTCTAGTTTATCTTCCATCTTTTCACCTTCTCATATACAAAAATAAGGGTAGAAATTAATCTACCCTATTATGCTCCTGTTCCTGTTGGTTTCTCATGTACTGCTTTAAACCAATTGGCTCCTGTAGTTTTAACATAACCTGTTGCGCCACTATTTGCTACTGCTCTCCAAAGTCCATCTGATTCTCTACTGATAAATTGACCTTTGATTGTAGTTGGTTGAAAATCAGGAGTATCTTCTAGTGTTTTTAAGTCCTCTGCTGGAATAGAAAATCTTCCTTTGTATAACCAAACAAATTCAGTATTCCCATCACTATCAATAGATTTAAAACCTAATGCAACATAAGGACCTTGGTCCGTACTCTTACAATACATTACCCCTGCATCTAATTCGCTACCTAATAAATCAGCTTGTATATCTAAAGGTACATCCCCTACTTCTGCTTCAACATCAACTTCACCCATAGCTGAATAAGTAGCTGCTGCTACATTGTCAGCATAGTAAGTTTTACTATTTGTTTTTGGATCTATTTTTATTTTAGATAGATGTGGAATAGGTTTTGGGGTACCATAAACAGTTCCTTCTTTTCCATCACTAGTTATTGGTGCATAATGTAAATCACTAACTCCTATCTTAGGCATTATTCATTCCTCCTCTTAATTTTATATTTCATTATCTTTTGAAAAATTTCTGTTTCTTGGTGATAATTATCATGTGCTCCAGTTCTTTTAAATCCTAATGATTTCATAGTTTTATCTAATTCTTGAGCAATCTTTGTAGTACTGCCATAGCTCCAAATATTGAATACTAAATAAATTTCACTTGAATAGGCTTTGTTGTCATAGTATTCATCATCTGTATTGTCTATTTCTTGATAAGTAATATAAGGAAGGTCAGTATCTTCTGATGTAGACATAAAGAAAATCTTTTCTCCACCTAGAAGGTTTACTAATGTTTGATTATTTTCTAGAGCTTCAACTACTAAAGGTTTTACGTTTAGCATTGTCTATACCCTCCTTAATTTTTGCTTTCATTACTTCTATTATTTTGTCTTTATTTTCTTCTTTGGACCTTTCTATAAAAAATTTACCAGGAACTACTTTTACACCTTTTTTAGTTTTTAAAGTATATCCCCAGTTTTGAAATTTGCCATAGAATAATCCAGGATTATCTTTGCCATGAATTCCTACAGTTATTGTTTTGACTCCTTGCTTAGTTGAAATTCTACCAATTTTTAAGCCTTTTTCTAATTTGCGAGTGTCTTTAGGTACATTTTGTTTTTGAGATTCTAAGATTGGTTTAGCTGCTTCTCTAAGAGCTTGATTTTGTACCTTGTTGACATTGGTATTCATTTTTTCTAATTTAGCCATTAATTGATCCAATCCTTGCAATTCTAAGCTCATTCGTTCACCAACTCACACAAGAATTCTATTTCGCTGTTTAGGTTTTTAATATTGTCAATATAGATGATATTAAATATTTCATCTCCATATTGAATTCTCATATCATTTTTTATGCCTTTGATATATCTTGTTTTAAATTTTACACTTGCAGATGAATTAACTTGTTGCGCTGCAAAAAATTCTCTACCATGAAGGTTTTGTCTACTGGCCCAAACAGTCTTAAATGGTGTCCAATCTTTCTTTTGTATTCCTTCTTCATCTTTAACTGTTGTGTATTCTAAAAAAGTTATTCTATGTCTTAATTCTCCAGGGTTCATATGGCATCACTCTCCATTAATGCTTTAGCATGGAGCTGGCTAACAAGACTTATTATCCCTTCATCAGAGACCTTTCCTATCATTCCTGGATCTTCAAACCATCTTACTAATAATACAGTCGCTATTATTTTAGCAGTTGGATCTATTTCTAAATCCTGGCTCCAATCCTTTCCCGTCCCAGTTTTAATGTAGTCATCTATGGCAGGTAAAATTATATTAAGCTGAGGATACAAAGAGGCATCCCCATCTAGTCTTAAGATATCGAATGCCTCTTGTTGAGTAAGTATGTTGCTCATTTATATCACCTCATTATACAGTTGCCTTTTTCTTCAATACAACAAGTGAATTTGAATCTACAACCTTACCATCCACGCTCATTACTGCCTTTGTTAACATATCTTCTGTATCCCAATCTTGCTTTCTTTGTACTCCCATATCGTAGATTGTATTTAGAGCATAATCCTTAAAGTTGAATATGAAAGCAAAGACTTTGCCTGTTTCAAGCGTTTCACTAAAGCTATCCATGTAATCACCACAAAGCACTACACTTCTACCCAACAAAGTTCTTTCAGGTACTCCACCAATACCATAGTTAATTCTAGCAATAGGTTGTTTTTGGCTATCTGTCATACCTATAAAACTCATGAAAGTCTTTTTAGTCATACACCATACTGCCCCATTTTCATAAGCTTGAGGTAAAGCAGCTTCTGCGTCTACTAATGTTTTATAATCTAATGCAGCAACTTCTAATATCTGTCCTTCCTTTGGAGTTTCTGCTAAAATCCCCTTAGGAGAAGTTGTCCCATCTGAATCAGATACAATCTTTGTTTCTATAGCTTTTACCATAGCTTCTACAACTTGTCTTACAAATGCAGCTTCAAATGCAGATAATGCCATAGCGCTTGATTCCATAGACATTGATATTTCACATCTTAACTTAAAGTTTGTAAAAGTAATTTTCCCTGTTGTTTTCTTTTGTCTATCTGAGGATGCTCCTTCTGCCACCCAAGTTGCGACTGGTTTTACACTAGATGTAGGAATAGTTATTCCTGCTGCGAAAGATGTCCTAGTAACTAAAGGCAAAATCATCCCTCTAGATTCTATTTTTTCTATTATCTGATTTACAAGTACGTTAGGAATTGCACTTGCTATATCAGTTGTAAGAGTATTTTGGTCTTCTCTTAGTTCTGCTGGAATAGGCGCCCCTCTGGTTACAAATTGCTGGAATGCACTTCTATATTCAGGGGTATCAGTTACATCTGTAGACCTTTGATTTTGTTGGGTTTGTCCTATTCCGTAGGTCCCTAGGATGTTAACTCCACCTACAGGATTGTTGCTTCTAGGTTCTCCTTCACCTTCATTGCCTTCTCCTTCTGGTTCTTCATCAGGAACTGCATCTATTATACTTCTCAATTCTTCTATTTCTGAATTTAATGATTCTAATTCTGAATTAATGCTCCTTAATTCTTCAATGGATTCTGTTTCATTTGCTGTTTTACCTAAAGCTTGTTTTCTTTCTTGTTTTGCTTTTAATATTTTTAATAATCTCTTCTTCATAAATTTTCACCTTAACCTTTCATCAATATTTTTGTTCTTAGCTTTAAAACTTCTAACTGCTCTTTAGAGTTATCCAACTCCGACCTTGCATTCTCCAATGCTTGTACTGCATTGTCCAATACAGCCTGGTCTCTAGCATTTATATCAGTCCCGCCATAAGCAGGATAGTTAACAGCGCTTACTTCTCTTACTTTTTTAACTTTTAAGATATGTCTTGTAGGCATATCCTTGTCTAGATCTTCCCATCTGTCCTCTTTTACATAAAAAATAAAAGACATTCCATCAATGTCTCCTCTTTTTACTGCACTATATAAACTTTTAGCTTCTGTATTGTTTTCTGTGTCTAAATCTGCTTTTACATATAAACCTTTAGTATCTAAATTTAATTGCATTGTCGAATTACCATTGTTTCTTCGACTTCTTGCAAGAGGTATTTTCCTTAAGTCATGATTTACACTAAATAACACATCATCAAAATCACATCCATCAAATGCCCCTCTTTCAATAATCTCATAGAAATAATCACCTATATTAGTTTTTTCATTATATACTGCAGCATGGCCTTCGATATAGTTTCCATCATCTACGGCCTGTAAATCTTTCATTCCAAAACTTCTAATTACAATTTCATCTTTAGAGGGTAAATTCTTCTTAGTCATCATCTATCACCTCCGTTGTTTTTCTCATTCCTGCTCTTTTTAGCTGATATTCGCTGGCATAGTTTGTGTCTATATAATTCAAACTCATATTACGTATATCTCCACCCTCATAAGGAGGATATCCAAATAAAGATAATAGCTCATTATTTGTTAATGCCCCTCTATTCCCTAGAATATCAGCAACCGCTATTTTATTTTTAGTATTAGTAAACAGTAGCTTTTGAGGATAAAATACTATTTCATTCCCCACATCCAATTCTCTAGTTGAAAATAAGCATTTAGAAAATGCTTGGCCCAAACTAATAATTAAAGGTTCTAATGTCTTTTCATAAAATGCTTGGTACTGTTCATCTGTAAAGTCTCCTGAAAGTATAGGTACTGATACTCCATAGTAATTTAGGACCTTACTTTGTAGAAATTCTAATGTGTCTTTGTCAATTAATTTTGGATCTGGTTTTAAATCTATATATTCTCCTTTTAAATCCATAGGTAATATTCCAGATTGACTAGACCTAATGGCTTCTTCAAATCTTTTTCTTTCTTTTTGTTGTTTTTCATCATCTAATAGTGTATTTATTTTAATTATTCCTCTTATGGTTAAACTAGTTTTTATTGCTTTTTCCAATCCTTGCAAGACTGTATCATTTATCTGTAACACTTTAAGTAGAGCTTGATTATCAGGCTGACCATTAATTCCTCCGCCCATTATGTCATTGACTGAGTATTTTTTTCTAAGATGAATTAAATTGCTATATGCTAATGTGAATTTATCACCATTTGCAAACCACAGTTTTGCAAACAACTTTCCGCTTGCATCTTGCATAAAATCAACTTGTGATGGATTAAGCGGATAAAATCCAGTATAGTCTCTGTATGCGTTGCCTTGTCTATTAGTTTTTAACTCATAAACTGGATATATGAAGGCATTATAATTCATATACAATAACCAAATTATCTTTTCTATAAAATCCCTGGTAGTCATTAACTCATTAGGAGCAAATTTAAAAAGCCTGTTTATACTACTGTTAACGTTGATTTGCATACCGTCTTTATCAGTTCGAATGTGCTTTGGTTGTAATTTACTGCATTCAGTTGCTATTACATCAATACACATCTGGACCACATCAGAGGCGTAAATGTTATGCCCGAATTGGCTAAATATTGGACTATATCCATCTAAGAACTTAGCGTATTCCATTCGTTTTTTATCTTCATTGCTTGTAAATAGGTTTTTTACAAAATCTTTAAATGCCAAATGATGTCACCTCCTAATAAGTTCTAAGAACTCAGTTCTATGATCTAGATATATTTTATAGGCAATCCCCATTGTTACAGCTCCATCTATTTTCTTATCTTCCTTACCCTCTACTTTGACTACTAATATTTCTTGTTTAGAGTTTATATCCAATGCCGCATTTTCTAAGCACCATCTATCTATAGAGTTGTTATTGTAAACAATTAATTTACTTTTTAAGTCTGCTTCAACCATTTTATAAGGATCTGATAATGTGCCATGGTCTTGGTTTACTCTCGTACAATCAAAACCATAACCCTCCATCTCCTTAACCCAATAAAGCGCACTCCATTTGTCATACCCAGTATTGAACACCCTTATACCATAGTCTTTATAAAGACTCACAAACCATTGAGTAACCAAACTAAAATCATTTTCGTTTCCAGGTGAAATAGTAATAAGCCCTTGTCTAATCCATTCCTTAAACCTTTCTAGATCTTCTTTATTCAAATTATCTAGCGTAGATTCAGGTATAAAGTATTGCTGGTGGAAATATTTCTTTTGGCTATTTGGTTTCATCAAGAGTATCCTCGCACTTGCTAAGTCTCCTGATTTTGCTAAGTCCACTCCACCAATAGCAAATCCATCTCTAAATTCTTCTAAGTCAAAAGTTTCTTCGTTTATTATATCTTCTAGCATTAGCCAAGCTTCACCGTTGTTCTGTTTAATGTTAAAATCTTTGGCTAACATGAAAGCTCTTTCAGACTTATCTTGTTGTGCAATTCTTATCTGATCTTCCAAGTATGTTACTTTTTTAATCTCACCTAGACTTGGGTTAGATTTATGCCAGCTTTTAGGGTTTTGCCAAATTTCCTGTTCACTGTCCTGAGTATATAACCATACTAAAAGAGTAGGATCTTCAATTTCTTTGTTTAAAACTGCTCTTGCATACTTTAATTGTTTATCTAAGTAACCGTCATTAACAAATCCTTCTGTAGTTATTAAAATCATAATGGGCTCATCTTTAGTAGATTGTGATTGCTCTATAGATTTACCTATTACATTTGTTTTCATCTCATGTACCTCATCCAGGATACCAAAGTCAATATTTCTACCTTCTTTATTTTTAGTCCTGTCAGACAATTTCTTTATAGTAGATTTATTTGTAAGGTTATACATCCCTTGAAGGTTTTTATGACTTCGTTTTTCTAATGATCGAGACCATTCTCTCATAGAGTTTATTTCGTCGAATATAATACTTGCTTGGTTATCATCATTTGATGAACATACTATGTCAGCTCCACCATTGCCACAAAAGAACTCTCCTAAAGCCAATCCAGCACAAAACGTTGTCTTTCCATTTTTCCTAGCTATTAAAAGAATAGCTTTTTTATGCTTCCTAAGCCCTGTTTCTTTCCACTTAAAAGAATAAAAAGCTTCAATAAAAGCTTTTTCCCATAGTAATAGTTTAAATGGCATTCCAAAGAAAGGCGACTTTGTATGTTTGCAAAATCTTTCTATGAATAATATTCTAAATTCTGCATCACCATTGTCATAAAAATAGTCAGGGTTATCTAAATCCTCAACTAAGTTTTCTAATTGCTGGATTAGCTCCTGACCTGCTATTATCTCACCAGATTTAATTTTATTGTAATACTCCAGTAAATAAGAGTGTTTACCATTAATTGCATTGTCTTTTAAGTTATACATTACCCCTCATTTCCTTCATAAATTCATCAAACTCATCTTCAGGTTCTATGGCATTCTTTTGTAATACTCCATTTAATGTTTTTATTACTACAGAATAACTATTTATATTCCTTAAATATTGTTTTCCCGCTTCTGTTGGTTTTTGTAGGTCTGGATATTCAGGATGAACCTTTACCATGCCAGTCTTTTCGATAACTTGTTTTAATATATAATTTTCAGCTTTTAAGAATGCTGCATCTTCAATTAGACCTTCTACTAATTTTCTTTTAGATTCCTCTACTTCCTGGAATATCTCTTTTAACTTCTCTAGTTCTTTTTCATATACTTTTTGTTTGGTCATTTTTCAAAACCTCTCAACTGAATTTCAAAATTTTTGGTTTACGTGCTTCTGGTGTAGCTCCCTCGGTCTTTTTTTGTTGTGTTAAAAAAACTTCGGCCGGGGGTATCCACAGAAAAAAATAATACTATGGCACATATCTATCAAACCACTTGTCTATATATCCTTTCCATTCATCTTGTCTATACTTTCTATCTTCATCTAGTTCTAATCTTCTATAACATTCTTCTTTACTTATATCACAAAAGATTATCTCTGCTCCTAGTTCCTCAGCTAATCTTTCTCTCTTATACTTATCTGCATATCCTCCAATGATCCAGGCGTTATTCCATTTACCAAACCTAGTCTTGATATTATCTATTAACTGATTATGAATAACTCTTACGTTGCTATAAAGATTATCAGGTTTATCATAGTAAGGTAACATTGATACTGCTGCATACAATCTATCCATGTCTACTATCATGTCACCTCTACTCATATTCTCTTGAACATAAGATGTCTTTCCACTCATTGGTGGACCAAATACTATATATACATTCTTCTCAGGTTTATAACCAAATCTATTATGAATCTTGTTATGGCATTCATGATGTACTACTAGAATGTTATCTGGATTAAGACTTATATTAACATCATGCACGTTTTCAGGTGTTAGTTCTATAATATGATGTAATGTTAATTCTCCTGGTCTTGTTACTACCTCTCCACAATATTCGCATTTTAAACCTCTTTCAGCTATAATGGCTAGTCTAAACTTTTGCCATTTCTCACTTGCATAGAAACTTTTTAATATTGCATACTTAGCCATTACCACATCTTCCTCTCATCCATTTCTCTCTGGTGTTCGAATCTTTCCTTTTCTAGTTGTAGTTTCTTATTGTCGAATTCTTTCTTATACTTATGTTCAGGATTCATTTCAAAGAACTTACTTAGCCATTCTAAGGCCTTCATTCTATCTTCTAACTTTACACTAACTCCTTGTCTACTTGTCTTTACTTCTGTTATTAGAGTTCCGTCTACATCATCACTGTCTTTAAGGTCAATGAAGTTATCTTCCGCCTTAACCAAGTCACCCTCATCACTTATGCCTATAATCTTTTCCTTCCTCCCAAACTCTACATAATCACTTATATCTGCAAATGCTATATCTATATACTTCTGCAATAAGTCCTCTTCCTCTAGGAGAATCCCTTTTAATTTACTTGCTTTAAGTCTATCAATCTCTTCTTTTATCTTAGGATTTCTAAGATGTCTAGATCCTTCTACCATTGCAGTATTGTAACTACATTTGTAAGCTTTCTTATATGCTTTAGTTGCATTGAAGTATTTAGTGTAATATATACAGAATAGCTTTTGCTTGTCAGTTAGTTCTTCGTTTTCCATTAATGTTTTTACTTCTTCCTTTGCACTCTCTTTTGTATGCATACTATTTTTATTTTTAGTATGCGTATTATCTCTCTTCCATTTGTACCTTTGCTTCCACGATTTAACTGTATTAATACTAACTCCATATTTCTTAGCTATATCTTTATATTTCATTCCTGCCATATAATCTATTTCAGCTAGTTCATAGTTCTTTTTCTTCTTTGCCACATCACCACCTACCTAGTTAACTGTTAAATTAAAAAGAATAGATAGGTGTCCGGAATTGAACCGTCACTTATACGACCACGAACCTAAGAACCCACTTTTATGGCTATTCTCTTTGTATGCTTTATTATTCATCTAGTTCACAACTGTATGGCATAAGAACAATCTTAACTCCTGTTTTCTCTTCTTCATGTTTTACCATATTTGATAATAGTTCAAATTCTCCCTTGTCTAAAGGTCTTGTTGCTTTGAATACTAATATTGTTTCTTTACTTTCTTCTACTTCTATTTCCTTTACCTTTTCAACTTCCTTATCCTTCTTAGTTGCCATGTTATCACCTCCATTTATCTCCATGAAAAAAAGAGCCTATATTTAGGCTCCTGATTATACTTCAAATATTACATTTCCATTTCCTGTAAGTGCAATTCTTACTAATGAATCCACTCTCATATTATTTGTATTTCTGATTATCACCTTAGAGTTCTTTTTCTTACTAGCACCCACTATCCTCACTAATCCATCTGTAGTAAAATCAGACGCATCTAATGAAACGCCTCCGCCCGCAAGTACAATTCTTACAATATTATCTACTGACATATGCAACTTACCTCCCTAATTACACTATAGGCTCCTAACCTTTTAATTGGTTTTCTGTTTGATTTTTAAATTCTTCGAATTGCCTAAGTCTATTTGTTAGCACCCTCAACTCTCTTTCTAGTTTGTCTTTTTCATCATATAATTCGTAAGGAATTTCTATATCTCTATGTCCTTTATCGTTTATGAAGATTTTGAAATCCTTATCAAAATTCGCCTTATATATTTCTTTCTTTACTCCAAATAGAGATTTTTCTTTATCCTGTATCTCACCCCTGATTTCTTGTTCCATTTCTTCTAAGACTTCTCTGATTATATCATTATCGGCCATTTTCATTCTCCCCTCCCTTCTCCTGACTACTTCTACACTTAATGCCAATATCCTTCACATAAATTTCGACAAGAAAGGACATGCCCTATAAAGAGTATGTCCTAAAGTAAAGGAGGTTCTATCTACAACTTAACATTATCCCCACTTAGTTTGTCTTATCCTTCTTCCCTCTCTCCTATAGCTATTAGCTTTCATAAGATTTTCTATAGAGTCTCCTAATTCTATTTTCTCTTTTGGCTTGCCTATCTTCTTGATACACATCTTTAATAGCTTTCTATATGTATTTATATCCTTGTATCTCATTATCTCTCCAATAGTCATTTTCTTTCACCTCGTTTTGCATATGTAAAAAGGCACACCGTCCACTGGTATGCCCTTATTTTTGGGAGGTCTATTCTATAAAATAGTAATAGCCTATTTGATAAATCCTTTTTTAATTTTAAGACCTGTTAGCTAAAATTTCTTCCAATTCTAATTATATAATACCTAAAGTCAAAAATGGGGACATTATCGGGACATCATTTCCCTATTGCTTTATCTCCATTTAGTCCTATTGCCATTTTCTCTATTGCACCTGTCCTTATTCTCTTACAATGTCTTTCTGAATACTTTACCTTATATCCTACTTGCCACCATTGTAGACCTTCTATATATCTTTCTGTCACTACATCTCTTTCTATATCTGATAATCCTTCTAATGCCCTGTCTATTCCTTCTAGTGTACTTTCTATTCTTCTAATGCTATGCTCTAAGTAATCTATTTTTTCACTTTTAGCTAGTGCTGTATCTTCTGTTATACTACTAAATTTGTGAGTTGGGCTTGTACTAATACCATCATAGCTTATTCCTGTCATTCCATCTTGTTCATTTTCTAAGTATTTTATCTCGTTTTTCATATTCTCTATAGATATTTTAAACATCTTATAGCTGTATAATAAATATTCGGTTTCTTTGTAATATTTATCTTTTATTTTCATCTGTCATTCCTCCCTATAAGTAATTCCATAAACGTGATATTTTTTCCCAAAGCTTTCCTTCCCTATTTTGTGTATCTCTGTATGGTGAATTCTGCATAGTTGTATCTTTCTTTT